AACACCCTTTTTAAGACACTCTAGGACGATATGCGTATGCGTAGAGAAGTCGGGGAAAGGGGTATCGGGAAAAAACGAAATCTTTTTGGGGAAGGTAGGGGGTTTAATGACAAAGATTTGTCTACACTATGGTTAGCTACGTGCTGATGGAAGACGCGCGCGATGAGGTCTGGAAGGCCCAGGAGGTCTACGATGAGGTGAGTAATACTTACTTCGACGCTGAGAAGAAGTACCGTGAGGCCAAGAAGGCTTACGATTACATCTACGAAAATCCTACGTGGTACAATATTCTCTTCATCCCAGCGATGAAAGAGGAGCTCATCATGAGTGAGAAGAAGTACAGCGACACAATGACAATCTTCATGAAGGCACAGGAGGCCTTCAACAAGGCACTGAAGAAGTATGACTATCTCGCTGAGAAAGGATTTGAAGCCAATGCCTATGAGGTCGGAGCGTTCTAACACGCCGATCCGGTGTCAGTTGACACCACTTTTTAACTAAAAATGGATTGATGGTTTTTATTGAAAGACATTTCAAAACATGTCAGTTGTCTATCGCACTACTGGCAAGAAAGATATCCCTGTTGGCGACAACACATATGCCGCATTGTCGGAGGACGTTGTGTTTACCACGTCTCCCGATTACGATGAAGGGTATGCTGTAGTCATCACTAAGGACAGCTCTAAAAAAGAGAAGAAGTCAAAGAAGGAAAGGAAGACTGAGTCAGTAGACTGATACACACACTAACAAAAATGAGCGTATCCTGAAATTACGGACGCTTTTTACATTTGACAGGAACTGAAGTCTGCTCGTATTGTAGTTGGAGGGAACTTTGAGGAACACGAATGAAGGACGGTAGGGTCCATCCAATATATCTTCAAGCCACACATCTAATCGTGTAGAACCTAAAAAGAGTTCGACACTATCAAGGTTACGGTAATTAGGTCCACCCCACGGAGGATCAATGTACAGAACATCACTAGCCCAGTTGTATACTTTCATGCAATCACCGAAATAGAGGGTCACATTTTTCAGTCCATATACTTGAACGTTATTTGCCAACGCATCAAAGTTGTCTTTGGAGTATTCGATAGAGTGAACTTCGCGAAAGTTCAGAGCAAAGTTGATGCTGTCTCCACCGACACAAGCGGTGGCATCGGTTATTGATTTGTCTTTCAAGCCACCGACAGTCGAATACATTATGGAAAGTATATGTTCCCCATCACGACGCCTAGTCACACTGTACCTTCCTTCGTCGGTAACTTGCAGATTAGAATATTCGATATCTCTCTTAGGAAAGATATCCTCCATTGTCATCATACTGTTAGTATCTGTAAGTAAAAAGTAGGCTGTTAAGCCTGAATGAATGAGTGTGGTTAGTAAAGACTATTGATAAATCTTATGATCCTGCCGAGATACTCTGTGTTCCCGCAGTTCTTACACCTGTAAGCGTTTGGATCGTTATTTGATGCCTTCATGATTGCTCCACAATTATCACACTTCATTTTGTGTTTAAGATCTGCTATCCTAACAAATCCAATTTCGTTTTTAAACATATCTCACCAGTCCGGAAATACATTTTTCCACATGATCAACATTGTAATATCCTGTGTTCGTCGTCTTCCAATACCCGATCAGGTCTAGCCATTGATCTATATTTTCACGATTTGGAATACCTATCCATTCAGGCCATGGCCATTTCCACATCACATAATCTATCTTGCCAACCCGAAAGCAGTATCTACTACCACTATCATAGTCTCGATTTACACCTTTAGGCCAACATCTAGTTTCTAAATCTAGATCATCTGTCAATATTGTTGGACGGGGTGTACCCATCTACTACTCTTGTTAAAGTGAGTGACTTTCTGTTCGTTTTCAATGTTTTGAGGAACACTGGAAGCAAACACCGTACAATAAGTCTTCAAGTTTAAAAAGGTTCCAGCAAAGATTGCAAACGTCCATTATAAAAACGGATTTAATTTTGATACAATAGTGGGTATTAGAGCGACGGCTCTCGCAGGATGACGATCCTGTGTTTCTGGGGTATACAAACAGAGGATCTACAAGGATGGTATACACAAACCTTATGCGGGGACAGAGGGGCATAAGGCGATCAAACGGGGTAAGAACACGATGAAACTAGTAATAGCGGAGGAGGAGGTCTACACATGGGATAGCGATGGAAGGAGCTATTCTGGGTCACGAGGAATGAAGGGAAACATTTTTCGTTCAATACAGGGCAAACGCATCAAATTCGCGGAGGTATGTAGACTTCATGCCTTTGAAAGTAAGTTTCTGGAGTTTTTCTAGCTCACGTTGTAGGGAAGGACTTAACGCCTTTTTCTTTTTAGAAGGTTTCGGCAAGAAGGCAAGAATGAGACCAACAACATCATCCGGCAAAATATCTTTAACAGCTTGTGGAAGGAACATCCTTACCCTTGACTGTCAAATTTTGACGCACCAAGTTTTAGTAGTTATTTCGGAACGATAAGTAATGATCAGCAACGAGCTTATTTTTGATAGCACCGTGTTTTTAATTCATGCCGGGTATATCGCGGTAGCAATAGGTGTGTTCCAGAAAGAACCGTCGTACTTATCGGTCATAGATTACTGGACAAAGGTATTCATTGGAATATTCTTATTGTGGCGTTTCAATTCGTTCGCACCTGCTAAGTTCACAGAGTTTGATCGCAAGGTAGTCTTCTCTGCAGGAATGTTTATGTTTGTGACGACCATAGTGAATACGTATCTTCTGTCGTACGTCAAGAAAGCGAAAGAGCTAGGTAAGTTTGCATATGGCCGAGTAAAAACGGAATTTGCACGGGGTAATCCAGAAGAGCAAAAATGAACTCCAATGCTATCAGCATTCGCAAATGCACTGGATGCAAGGGACAGAAGCTATGTATGCGTGTCCTCTCAATAATAGATACTCAAGTGAACATGTGTCATACATGTGTCACTCGAGCGTTTAATCGTCGCATTGAGCGAGAGCTAGAGGAAGGACTCGAGATCCTTATTCCCGGCGATGAAGAGGAGGGATATACTCGCCAGATGATGGCTGAGGAGAACGAGCGTCAAATGGAGGCTGCTCAGAGCAAGTAGTCCAAACTAAAAACGGATTGAACAAATCCAATTTTTACTTCATCAACAGAATGTCGGCATTCTTCGGGAACTACAAAGAGCTCGACGATTTCTTTAAGATGTATGAGTGGAACTGGAACTTACCAAAGTTCATTTCAAGCTTCTTTGGTCAGGACCGTACATGGGTCGCTGGTGCGCTAAAAGCTGTTCTCCCTGCTGGTCGTCTGACCGACGAGGAGATTAGCCAGGTTGCGTATTCCCTATGGGGTTACGCACAGCACCACACTCTAAATCTTGATCAGGAATGCAGCAGCAAGATTATTGCGGACCAGAGCATTCAGACTCTCTTCTTCATAGAACATACGGACTGAACGCTAATGCAAGTAGAACGACTAGGACAGCGATGTCCACGTTACGAACTAACTTTTTATACTTCAGGGGAAGCTTCTCGTACTCCTGGGAATAGTGGGCAGGTTTAGCCCAACCAGTAAGCCAGCCCAAAAAGGTGGGTCGCAGACGATCATTGCAATCAAACAGAAGATCGTACCATGCCATGATCACATAGGCTAAAGAAGCAAGGATGAATCCGAGAACAACCCGATGTTGCCAGAATTTAGGGTGAGGAAGGTACCATATCGCCAATACGAATGCCGAAAACACCAAACACTTGGGGTTAAGATAGAGAGGAGTGCCAAACAATCCACCGCCCATTTGTGTATACCCGCTATTTCGTTCAATGGGTATATACGATATAAGTCAGACCATAAACCGTAAGCAGACCAATAAAGTTCACAGATGATTCATGGATCTTAGAAAGATAATCGGCCAAGAAAACCGTTCCAGCAACCATGAGAGAATCGTACAGAACAATCTTGTAAGAGTTTTCGGAAGCATACTCTTTGAACAGATCAATCATCTCGTTCTGGCCATGGGGCACAGTCTCAACCACCAAGAAATAGAACAGAATATCGTGGATAATCTGAATACATACGGCAATAGCTGCAATATACTGAACGCCAATTTTTGGCTCAATGAAAAGAGCTAGTTGAATGCCCAGAACAATCACCAGCACATCGGACAGAACTGCCGTCATGCCGAATTTAGAGTACCATTTATCTAATGACTTACCCATATTGAAAAATTTGGATATGACGATCGTCGTAAAATCCACAATCGCCGCAGCAATACCAATCTCAAGAACGTTCATTATATTAATTCAATCTTTTTAGCAGTTACTGTTGGGTTATTTATTGCAAGGCGGTACTGGGTGTTCAGACGGTAATCGAATTTACAGTCGTGAGACTCTGGTACTTTACACTTTTTGAGACAGACCTTGAGTCCACACTTGCATTCGATCAGAATATCTTTACGTTTGCAGTGATAACACTTCTCCATTATAGAAGTCCTGCCTCGAACTTTAGTTGTTGGGTTTCTCGCCAGTAAGTATCCATTTTTGTCTTCTGGTTCTGAAGTTCAGCTTCTTCTGTCCACTTCACTCCAATTCGCTCATCGAACTCTGCTAGCTTCTTCCTGTCTCCACACTTTCGTACATCGGTGTATACTCGTCGTTCTTCACGAATAGATTCGATCTCTTCACGCTTCTCCTCGATCTTCTCATCAATGGTTGTTCTTGGACGGGGAGGCATAGTCTTCATATACTTCTCCCATTCCCATTTCATGAGTTCGCGAAGAGCCTTCCGTTCCTGTACACGCATATTTTCGATGTCTCCATCAGTCAAATCGCGAACAGTGTACTTGAAGAGTGGCTTATCGTGAATATAATCAAGTGGAGCAATTACTTCTCGTGATCGTTGTGGATAAGCAGTACGGTTGGCGTACAGCTTCCAGAACGTTTTATCGTCAGCATACGCTAGTAGATCGTGAATATCCTGGGTTGTGTGAAACCAATCTCGCTTGATAAGGAAGTCCAAATCATCAAAGCTCATAAATTCAAACGCCATTTCTTATTATCCCATTCCGTGTCAGGTCTCAGATTCGTTTTTCAGGTCATAGAATAATGGTAAATACAAAGTTACCTGAACTGGCTGAAACAAAGTCTCAAACTTTGCCACCTGCTAGTCTAGAAGCTTTGAAAATGATGCGCGAAGAGCAGTGTTCTCGTGCATCTCAAGAGTTCAGACTTCAGCCCGTTCAGCGTTTCCTACGAAGAGTTCTGTCTCCAGATTCACCGACACGTAATCTTTTGATGGTTCACGGAACAGGAGCTGGTAAGACCTGTTCGGCAATCCAAATTGCAGAGGAGTACATTATTCGACCGGAGTTTCAGGACAAGAAAGTGTTGGTACTCGCCAACCCTTCAATCCAAGAAAACTTCAAGAGTCAGATCTTTGATGTGTCACGAGTAGATCCTGACGGAGTAGTTCTTTCACAGCAGTGTACTGGACGTCGGTATTTAGAAATGCTGCAGCGATCAAGTGATCAGACGTTGAGGTATACGGATCGTGCTTCGCGTAATCGTATTGCCGACTTAGCTTCACGAATCATTTCCGAGTTCTATGATTTTTGGGGATATGATGGGTTTGCGAACATGGTGGACAACGAAAGTGCCAAACGGTCGGCGGCGGATGTAACCAAATGGATTCATGATACGTTCGATAATCGTCTGATCATTGTGGACGAAGCCCATAACTTGCGTGAGACGACGGATACGACTGCTACGAAAAATATCGGCAAAGTGTTGGAACTTATCCTGAAAACTGCAAATGGGATTACGCTTGTTCTGCTAACTGCCACGCCAATGTACGACACATATGACGAAATCATCTACTACTTCAATATCTTTCTGATGAATGAGAAGAAGAAGGGAATCAAGCCTTCGGATTTCTTTACGGATGGCGGAGATTTCAAGGAGGGAATGGAGCAGGAGTTCCGGCGTTTGTGTCAGGATTATGTTTCATTCATCAAAGGTGAGAATCCGTTCACGTTTCCGTTCCGCTTACCTCCTCCTGAAAACATCACGGCAGAAATTGATCGTGAAACAGATCCAGATGGAACTCCGATCAAGAAACACCGCAAGTTCCTGAAACTCGTAAAGTCGTTCGTTCATCCAAACCAAGAGAAGGAAATTAAGAAGTTGACAACTAGCTCTTCAATTTTTTCCGAAGAGTCTCCAACGGTATGTGTGTTCCCAGAAGGCCGCACGTTCCGCGAGACGTTTGAGAAAGCAGGAGATGAGTATTCGTACAAGGGAGATAAGTTCCTAGCACCCTCAAAGATTGCGCTGTACAGTTCCAAATTCAGTTTGATTACCCGTATTCTGAAAGAGTCTGAAGGAGTGGTATTTGTGTTTTCAAATTTGGTGACTTCGGGAGCCCAACTATTTGCTATGTGTTTAGAAGAGCACGGGTACGAATCTGCTCTGGGTCACAAATTACTGAAATCCACATCGGACGAGATTCCACGAGGATCTAAAGGCAAGTATGTACTGTTCACATCAGATACATCTGAAGCAGATATTCGTCGGTCAATGAACCGATTGAAAGATAAGTCCAATATTGACGGATCGGATATTCGGGTAGTGATTGCGTCTCCGAAAGTATCGGAAGGAGTTGATTTCCGGTACGTCCGTCAGATCCATGTACTGGATCCATGGTACAATATGAGCCGCATTGAGCAGGTGTTAGGTCGTGGAATGCGTACGTGTTCGCACTCTTTATTACCGTTTGAACTGCAGAACTGCACGGTGTATTTGCATATTTGCCGCTACCCTAAAACTAAACGCGAAACTCTGGACGAGTACTTTTACCGAGTGTTCATTGAAGAGAAGGCTCAAAAGATCGCGAAAGTCAAGCGCGTAGTTATGGAATCAGCAATGGATTGCGAACTCCAAAATTCAATTAACAGTTTACCTCCCGACTGGCGTAATGAGAAAGTCCCGCAAATTCGGGCACAGGATAAGAAAGAACTCAAATTATCACTGAGTGAAATGTTTGCTCCGACGTTTGAGGAAAAAATTTCGGGAATCGTGTGTCAGCTAGACCAATCTGAACCGGATCTGAAACATGCTCGACCATTATCATCTATCTTGGACGTACGCGATGAAGTCTTTGATAAACTGATCAAGCTTTTCACTCGCAAACCAATTTGGAGTTTGGACGATCTCGTGAAGCAACCTATCCTAAAAGAATACGACCCGAATGTTGTGCTGTACCTGATTCAGAATGCTATTGATACGCCACTGCGAATTGGTGAAGGACATCTGGAAACTAAAGGCGATTTCGTGGCGTATTCTACGGGAGAAAACCAGACGATGCTGGAACGTATTCTGAAACAGCCGCAGTACCAGGAAGTTCTCATTCCCCAGTTCATTGACGATGAAGAGGAGAAGATTGAAGTGCCAATGTTGGAATCCAAGCGGGCAGATTTGCCGGAGTATACCCAGAAGTTTTCGAACGAAGTGAAGGATTGGTACATCGTCGACGCTGTTCTGACGAAGCAAGAGAAGGTGGCATATTTACTTGCTGGAAACTGGGATCAGCCGTATTCTAACCCGCTAAAAACTGGTAGTATTTACGTCATGGGATTAACTCGGGTATTTGATTCTAATTTGAAACCGGTGGTGCCAGTAGGTCAACAGTTAGATGAGTACAAGGCATGGCGTAGGGCATTAGAAGATCGGTTCATTACACGCAAGACCGATATTTTTGCATCGATGAAAGACGACAAAATCATTTTCAATTTGAATCCAAAGTCGGACTCAGTAGAGGTTGTTGGCCGATCTAAAACAATTGGTGGACAGGCATGTACCTCATTCAAGGAAGAAACACTGAACAGTTTTGCGAAATGGTTGAGTGGATCAGGATTTCCAGAAGAAGCTAAGGGCAAGAAGGATAGGTGTATGTACTTGAACTTCTTGATTCGTGAAGCTATATTGGCTGGGAAGCAAGGATTGTACTGGATTACGCCTGAAGAGTTTGAAGTCTTGAACGAAAAAGGAAACAAAGAATTACGCGAAAAACTGCGCTAAATGATTGTTCGGTTTCTGAACGACTGATCCTTCTTGGAATTTTTAGATGCTTCAATTTTTTCCAAAATACTGAGCCGTGAAAAACCGATAATTTATTCCCAGAGTAGGAAGTAACAAAATGGATCCTCTATTTGAGCGCCGTGAGCTGGAGAAGAAGGTTCATATTGATTCTAAGTTTCTGCAGAAGAACATGCAGGCATCAATTCTAGCCCAGCTCAAGATGAATTACGAAGGTATTTGTTCGGCAGAGGGATTTATTGAGCGCAACAGTATTACTCTGCTGAACTATTCATTGGGACGCACGAACTATACCAAGGGAGGTACGGATTACGATGTAAAGTTCCAGGCGGATGTATGTCTGCCACACCCTGGTCAGAAACTGAAGGCGCGAGTCACGGTACGATCTAAGGTAGGCATTCATGCCGAAACTCCTCCGATCAAAGTTCTGATTCCTCGCGATCTTTATTTTGGAAATGACGAGTTCGCAAAGATCGAAGAAGGTCAGGATATTGAGTTTGAAGTTGTAGGATCACAGTTCAAGCAAAAAGATACGGAGATTATTGTTGTTGGCAAGTTGTTGAATACGGTGCTGGAAGGCAGTGTGCCGGTACCTGAAGTATCCACGTCTGAACCAATTCTAGTAACGTCAACAGTTTCTCAGGAAGGTGAGAAGCAGGTGGTGATTATGCCGACGATGTCAGAGCCTGAGAAGAAGAAGCGCAAACTGAAGAAGGATACCCCAACAACTACAGTAGATACACTTCCATCTCCCCCAGTTTAAACGTCAAACCCATAGTTAAAACAAATGAACAGCTTTGCTCGTACTGCAAAGGAGGCACTAAAGGATCAGCTGGATAAGCTGGAGGCGAACGAACATCGCCAAATTTTTGATATTGTGCAGAGACACACGTCTGAATTCACGAAGACGGAGAAGGGCATTTTGGTTTCAACTAATGTCCTAAATGACGAGTGTTTGTCGGAGATTCAGAAGTACGTGACTTTTTGTTTAGATCAGAAGAAGCGTATGGATGAAGATCAGAAGACTAGAAAGACGTATGAGCGCATGATACCTGAGTAAAAATGGACTGATTAAAGTCCAAGTAAAAAGATAATATAGTATGGATATAATCTCCAGGGAGATTGTAGGATCCATCGGTGAGTTTGTCACCGTTGCAAAGAAAGATCATAAAGCAGAGTTAGAATGTAAGCTGCTTTCTGATAAGATCCAAACCAAAGACGTTGCTGATCGTTTGATGAAGACGATTCAGGGTCTGTCAATTGGGACGGTAGTTGAGACTCATCATATGACGTTCTCGTACCCCGACCAAATCAGAGTCAACGTCGCAGAAACTGGAAATATCTTCAAGTTGATTTCAACTGGATCTTTCCGTGGCCTTCCACTGAGCGTAGAACGCAAGGAACCTTATTACAAGGGAACGAAACGTGACGTAATTGATGTCCCCGAGGCGACTGCCAAGATGACACTACGATCAGAAACTCAAATCCGAAAGGATTGGGAAGGCGACCCGAACGATCCGAAGTCTCATGTTCGCCTAATTCATCGTCGGTCATTCAAGACGGCGTCTGAACTGTTCCAAATTGATTTCTCAATGATCAAGTCTCGTGGCGTGAACGTCAAACACAGCTTAAAAACTCTGCTGAAACAGCAGGCCAAGTATGAGCTGGAAATTGAGTTTGTGAATCATGAGACGAAGGTGGATTCAGAAATTGTGGCGAAGGAGCTGTCAAATATCATTATGACGATTCTGCAGTCGTATTACGAGACGCCGTTCGTGCTTCCAGTATCTGATATCCAGCGGTACATGCAGGAATTCAAGATGTCCAATAACCGGTTCTACAATCCGGTCACGATGATGCGGCGACACTTGAGTCCCGAGATCCCTCACAATATTTCCAAGGGGTACACAGTTACGGTCAAGGCAGACGGTGAGCGTGCTGGACTGTACGTTTCGCGCGACCGTAAGTTGCTAAAGGTAACGACGCGCAGTGTCGTATGGACGGGAATTACGGCGCTGAATGATTCGCATATTGGCGATTTCGTGGATGGCGAGTATATCTTGAGCAAGAACTTGTTCTGTATCTTTGACATTTATCGCTTCCGTAATCGCGACGTCCGATCACTTCCGCTGATGAAGACGGACGAAGATATGACCCTGAATTCTCGTTTGGGAGTTGCTCGGGCATTCATTGAGGATTTGAAGACGCAGTTCACGACGGCATATTCCCTGATTCCTCTGCGCGTAGAGACGAAGCAGTTCCTTGCAGGAGATGGTCCATCAATGGAGGAAGCTATTCGTACGATTCTGAATACGGAGTACGAGTACGAGCGCGACGGTCTTATCTTTACGCCACGGGAATCAGGAGTTGCGCCAAGCAAGGATACGATGGGAAATACGTGGACGCGCGTGTACAAGTGGAAGCCGGCGGACCAGAACAGTATTGATTTCTTAGTGACGATTGACGATAAGGAAGGATTTGATCCGGTCTTGAATGTTCCGGCCAAGCAGGGACAGTTGTGCGTGAGCCGCACACCGACGGACAACAATATCATCTATCCGCGCGAGACGATGACGGGTGAATATGTAGAGCCCAAACTTCCCGAGGCACTCATCAAAGATGCGGAAACTAACACGCGTATTCCCAGCATCTTCCAGCCATCAACTCCACGTAATCCGGACGCATACCAGATCACTATTCCGCTGAACGATAAAGGCTTTCCAGTTGACAAGAACGGTGATCGAGTAGAATCCAAGACGGTGATTGAGTGTGCTTACGACGTCAAGACTCATCGCTGGTCAATTCTGCGCACGCGTCACGATAAGACGTACCAGTTCCGTGTTCTTCATCAGCCACAGTACGGCAACGATATTACGACTGCCGACTCAATTTGGACATCAATGCATGTTCCAATTACAGAAGAGATGTTGTCTTCATTCACGACGGCAGACATCAACTCTGCATTAGAGGACGATTACTATCGTGATGATCTAGCTCGTGATGACCGGGTGTTTCGGGACGTGTATACATTCCATAACCGAGTCAAGGATGAGCTGTACCGCAAGAATATGGAGAAGGGGCAGACACTACTTGAACTGGCGATGGGCAGGGCAGGCGATCTTCCGCGATGGAAGCGAGCTCAGCCATCAAAGGTTGTAGGTATTGATATTTCTCTAGCGAACATTGATGCGAAAGTTCAGGGTGCAGCGATTCGGTACCTTGAAAGCCAGAAGAAGAATCCGCACGCTTACATTCCTCCGGCGCTATTTCTGGAAGGCGATATAGGTCACTTCCCGCTGTTCGAGCAGGAAGATAAGTATATGCCTATTCTGCTGGGAACCGAGACAGCGCCTACCGAGTACCTAGAACAGTTCCGCGGCCTTCAGGACTTTGATATTGCGAGTTGCCAGTTTGCGATTCACTACACGTGCGAGACAGAGGAGAAGTTCCGTGAGTTTGTCAAGAATGTTCACAAGCACTGCAAGGATACATTCTTCGGAACGTGTTTGGACGGGCAGTCAGTCTACTCTCTGCTAATGGGAAAGAAGACGCACCTATTTGGTACCGAGAAGCAGTTAGCCGGAGAGTTCACGAAACTATACGAGGATCGCGAATCGTGGTCTGAAGAGTTCGGATTAGGAATCCGGGTATTCTTGGAAAGTTTCGATAAGCCAGCAGTAGAGTACCTTGTACCGTTCGGTAAGGTTGTAGAGATCTTTGGAGAGTACGGGTTCAGTCTAGAAGAATCCAAGATGTTCTCTGAGCTTTATGAGACGCAGAAGAATATCAGTTTGACGCACGAGCAGCAGACGTATGCGTTCATGAACCGGACGTTCGTGTTCAAGCGTACGGGTAAGAAGAAGGAACCTGAGCCGGAACCTGAACCTCTGCCTGGCGAGCCGGAAGTCAAGATAGATGAACTCGTACCGCCGGCCGAAGAGAAGAAGGGCAAGCGTAAACTCAAAAAGAAGGCGGAAGAGGAAGAGTTGGAGCCGGTACTGTTCAATGTCGGCGACGAAACTGGCGGAGTGTTTATGGGCTTCAGCAATGATGCCAAGAAGACGGTAGAGATTGGCGGAGTAACGTACCCTACGGTAACACACTACATCGCAGCAATGGAAGCGCTGGAGTCGAAGAACGATACAGTTCATGCCAAGATCATGACTGCAGCATCAGCTAAGGCAGCTAAGGCTTATATCAAGAAACTGAATAAGAACGAAGCATGGGAAGCGAAGAAGGATGAAGTTATGCGGGCAGCCGTACGTGCTAAATTCACTCAACACCCAGACCTTCGTTTGAAGTTGCTGGGAACTGATAAGAGACCGATTGGGTTCGCGGATGCGCGAGATGTATACTGGGGAATCGGAACGTCTATGGATACTGACAAAGCAAAGTTGGCGTCTAAGTGGCGCGGACTTAATAAGCTGGGTAAGATCCTAGAGGATTTGAGGTCACGACTTGCTGAGGAGGCAAGTTAAACTGAGTCATCGTGGAAATAGGCCGACGACGACCCTTCAAAATATGGTGAACAACTGGACCAACAACTGCGAGTAAAACAGCACCTGCCATAGCACCACCAATAGCAACGCCTACCATACTAAACGAACCTGAAGAGGTCTGAATGGTAACCTGCTGTGGGTAAGAAGAAGGAATAGCATTTACGAGGGGACTCGTTTTTGCTGAAATGGAAGGAGTGTCAGTTTCCGTAGAACTTGACTGAGATGAAGGAGTAGCGCTAGAAGATGCACCCTTGCTTCCAGTAATAGTGCCGGTATGTGTGCGAGAACCTGTAGAAGTAGATACAGATCCTGCTTCAGAAACAGTCAGAACGGCGTTGTAATTATTACCGTTTTTGGAAATAACCATCATTGACCACAGAGAAACTGTACCAGTTCCTGCGGCCGGAGGTGTCCAAACGGCTTTAATTGTACTGCGAGACGATGCACTCGTCTGGGTAATTGAACCCGAGCATCCCGTATTAGAATGAGAATACGAATCGCCAGGAGCAAATGATCCGGCCATATTGGCGGATCCAGCAGGAAAACTTGCGGGTGTTCCCTTGAGAGGCGCCCAGGACCACCCCTTAAACGTCGTGGTACCTGTAATCTGAGCAGTATACGTCTGTCCTGCTGTCCAGGATGTTACCGAAGCACCAGTTGAATCAAGAAGACTCAGCGTCCAATCTGAAGGGATAGGACTCTTAAATGTTCCGTGATTTACAGTCTGGCAATTGGTAGCGCCAGAACTGTAAGCTCCTGCTCCAAAAATACCAGCTAGACCTACAATAAGTTTCAGCATTACTTCATTATCCTTCTTATTTTTAAACATCTTCCATCGGCGGAGGTGGAGGAGGTGGAGGAGGTAGATCGTAATTCGTACGAATCTGGGTAGGAGTAAACTTAACAACCATAGGTTTGGCAGCAAACGGGTTTTTCATTCCAGGTGGAAATACATTTTTCGGAGGGTCGGGTTCTGTGGGGTACGTCATACTTCGCTGGCGTTCCAAAGGAGCACGTGTTGGATTATGCTTTACCTCAATCGCTTCATCATGATAAACAGGCTGTGTCAGACGCTGTCTAGGTGAGCGACGACTGTACGCAATGGCAAATGCTATACCCAAAACACCAACAACTGCAGCACCAGATGCAATACCCACAATAGCGATACTTGGTGAGTTATTATTAGAAGACTGAGCAGCTCCCACATTGAGTATCGTCATAGTAGGGGTACCAGTAGCGGTTCCAGTATAACTCCGAGTTCCAGTCACGGATGTAGTTGGAGTATAACTTGATGTCCAACTAGTTGTTCCGGTATTTGAAGGGGTGCCACCGGGAGTAAAAGAGTTAGATGCCGTGCCTCCTGCTGACGGTGAGCGCGATTCCGTTCCCGTCCTTGTGTCAGTTCCTGATGCAGACGACCCAGCAGAATGAGTTCGTGTATCACTTGGTGTCACTGATCCTGCTCCAGAACGAGTGCGTGTGGCTGTTGCTGTAAGGCTTCCCGCAGCTGATCGAGTTCGGGTATCGGTGCCAGTAACAGAAAGAGCCCGAGTGCGAGTCGTAGTCGTAGTTGGACTAAGAGACGCACCAGGACGAGATCGGGTGGTGGTATCTGTAGCAGTAGTGGATGCCAAAATACGACTGCGAGTAGCAGTAGCCGTAAGCGTTGTTCCTGGACGGGACCGAGTGGCTGTATTGGTAGCACTTGCGACTCCTCGAGAACGACTAAGAGTTGATGTAGGCGAAACAGCTCCTACAGATCTAGAATGACTAGGAGTCATGGTAGATGACGTAATCGGCGACTGTCCGCTAGTAATAGCAAATAAGGTAACTAATAAATTTAGCAACCGCATTTATTATAGTGAAGGAAATTACGGGTAAATAACTAAAAGCACGTATTACTACTGTACCTATCATACATGCAGATCGTATTATGACGATAATCGTAATAATAGCACTTCGGAACGGGGGGTTTGCATGAACCACCATTATCGGTAGCTACAGTATACGGTACACAAAACTGTAACTTCGTGACGCGTTTAGTTCGTGGATCGTACTTAGATACTGTACTTACAAACATCTTCTGCTTAGAAATCGTAGGAACATCCCGCTGCGGACAATGTTGTAAATCCATTATACTTATACTATATTCCAATTGAAAGTATCGATAAGAGTATTATACAAGAATCCAGTGATATCAATAGTACCGTCAGATTGATTTACTATACTTAAGTATCCATTCGACGCTCCGTTCGTAATTAAAAAATTCACTAATTCATCGGATGTGGTTTGAGTGAATGCATCGCCAGATACTATAACATTAATTAGACCAGGGCAAGATGTAACTCCCGTCAACTCTGAAATTAATGTATTCAAAAACTGTACTTGAGTCAGCAATGGGTTTGATGATAGATCAAACGATCCAGTGAGATAAGATTGACCAGGACTGAACTGATTACAGTTGAGAATTTGTAGTGTCGAACAATTTGTTACATCTAAAAATGATACTGGTTGATCAGATGTTCCAAATAGATTAATGATACTTCCGTAAATTAATACAGTAGCTCCGACCGGTACGATTCCATGTATGGTTGCATACCCATCTGATCCAAAAAAAGGGTGCAAGACCCCGTCTCCTAAATCATACGTTCCATTTCCTCCACCGACAATAAATGTAACTGAATACGGTACATCTGAGTGAAGAGCAAACGATATATTTGCTGATGGACGAGGTGGAGCGCTGGGAGGACAGATCTTGCAAATGCCTCCAGTGGTAGAATAATTAGTGACTAATCCACGATTTTTGTATATATGTCTAACTGGACGAATCGGGCATCCGGACATCTTCCTTATAGTATTCTGCATATGATTTGACAACTGGAGGAGGCGCAGCGGCACCCGTGCGCTGCTCAGGAGGAACGTCGTCGCCGATCACAGGCTTTACATACCGATCAAATAACTGCTGACCAATTTGACGGGACGCTTCGTCCTCAGTCAATTCACCCTTCTCTACCCGACGCTTCAAAGCCAACATATCGAAAAACGTTCCGTCCAACTTACCTTCGTAATGCATCTCAAAGATAGAAGGCATTTCCTCGTAGAGTCGAGGATTCTCGGCAACCACCTTATTGCGGAACTCTGCAGGATTGGTGAGCTTCAGCCCCTTGTGACGACGCATAGAATAGTCCATATCGCGAACTAGAGCCTGAACCTGAACAGCTGAAAGTGACATTTGTGTTATTTCTGTGCTATACATTAATATGCCTAGCACAACGGGAACTGGGCAAATTGTGATGAATTCCGGCGATGTGCCGAAACCTCAGCCGATCGCACTTCCTAAACTGTCGGGAAGCATTGCTCAGGTGGCTGCGGCAAAAACAGCAGGGGATGCTGCACAGGCGGCGGCAACGTACACGGAGCTGGGAGCTGGACAGAAAGGTTCGGCGCGTACCCGCAAATCTCGTGGACGTCGCTTACGTGGTGGTGCGGCACAAACCGTTCAGCCATCGCCTCTTCCCAGTGCTAACAGTATCCCAGGAATCAGTGCTACGGGAGTTAGCAAGGGACTCACGGATCTCCAGTCCCAGCTCAAGGCATCGGCGTCGTACGATAAGCTGGCGAATGCTCAGCCAATGACGGTAGGTGGACGTCGTCGTGGAGGATTCCTTCTGCGTGGAGCTGAGGAACTGTATCCTGGAAGCGGTACTCAGGAAGATACAAAACGTAAGCGTAAGACAAAGAAAAAGCATGGACGCCGTCACAATCGGACTCATCGCCGGAAGCACAGCAGGCGCCATACTGTACGTCGCCGGAGCAGTCGCCGTGTTTAGTGGACTTTGGGAATCTATGAGTTCTCCATACGTTCTTTATTTGTGGCTAGTTGCGCTTACCGGACTGGTAGTGGGACAACTTCTACTGTCTTACTTTGTAGTGTCGGCACTGGTGGCAGCACCTCAGCAAACAGATGCGAAAGTAGTGTAATAAACTCAGTGACCTCTTCAGGTTCAGTAATCCCAGTCAGAATGATTTTACCAGTTCGGAATACTTTAGCTGTCCAATTCTTTGGACCGATGCGGATCTTGACGCCAGGATACACATCGGGATCGTAGGCACATGTAATATCAGAACGCGCAAGTTTACGGATATTATTGAACATCAGTTCGCGAGGAACCGTTTGGTTCGATGTGAGTTTGGTCGTATAATTCATCAGAACGACTCGCCGACGAACAATTTCATACTTCTCGGGACAGTCAATGATGGCTGAAGGACACTTCCACAGAGCCTCCAGCAGGATACGCATAGAACATGTATCATACAGCGGATCCAGAATACCGGTCAAATGAAAGACACCGTTCTGAAAGATTTTTATAGTGATCTCCTTGCTAGGTAGAGCTCCATCTCCATTGTTCAGGACGACGACAGTGATTGAATTATGGCAGAACCCGGTGGTATTGGTAGGTGTCGCATCCTTCTTGACTCGGCGCTTAATTTGATCACGCTTGCTTTCGCCACGACGTGCCACACCGCGCTTCTCGATCTTGATAATAGAGTTTTCGAGTGGAAGGTCAGACATAATCTTATTGGTATCAAACTTCAGATTCGTATTGTACAGAACGACCATCGTTGACAACTTGGGTAGATCCATCGTACTGATTTAAAGGAACTTGCGTATAAATGGAATGAGTTTCGTTTTTCCAAGAAAAGGGGATACTGTCCACAAACTTTGTGACCATTGCTACCGGGAATTTACGAATAAGTTTCCTTAATTGAACTTGATGTCCAGATTCTAGCATCCATCCAGGTTCCAGGTAACCTAAAAAGACGGTACACTCAGCATGATGATTGACAATAGACGTTCCTTCTTCTGCTAGTTTTGAAGTTGGGACTTTAGACAAATCCAAAAACGTTCCATGAGTTTGTTTGAAATACACAACAAACTCTTGAAATTGTAGTAGGTTCGTGCAGATATAGAGCATTGAATTAGTTAGGTTCTAAGTGGGTAAATTGTATTTACGGCGGGCAGTCAGTTCCAGTCGCAGTTAGAGGATTGGTACCGCCAAGAGTTCCAGCTCCACATGCTCCACCGCCATCAGCATTATTAATGGATCCGGTTCCATCTATAGTTCCACTCGTATTAATCACTCCTCCGCCGTAGTTGTATATCGTAGACGTGTGCCAGTTAAATGAGCTGCCAGTTATACTATCAATAGTTCCGTCATTGAGTAGATCATTATTTATATTAATTGTACCTGAGATTGTTACCGTACCATGATTCGTGAAAGGTACATTTTGGATATATAGAACCGATGAACCATCGACCGAGACTACACCTCCAGCACTATTGGAATTCGTTGCCGAAGCATACCAAGTCGCCGCATTTTTCAAATTAATCGTTCCATTATTTGTAAACGTTCCATTAGCATTGAAGATCTGTGCACCCGAACCATTGACATTGATAGTACCATCATTTGTGATTGAAGAATCACTTCCACCAGAATTCAACCCAGCAGTAATGTTTATCGTAGCACCAGCATTATTCGCAATAGTACCCGTAGTAGGTAGTGCAACGTTCACATTCATAGTACCATTATTCGTTATGGCACCTGCAGAACTTAGTTCTCCATTGAGTGTGAATGTTGTAGAATCTGGGATTACTAAGGTAAACCCGGCAGGAAGTGATGTAGCATTCGTTGATAAGATTGTTTGATCTCCATTCAGAATATAGTTGTTCCCACCAGCTAAAGTGGCATAGTATGACATCGGTACATACGTCAAAAATGTTCCAGTATTGATCAGTGTACCATCATTCGTAAATGTAGAATCAGGCTGGTTTGTAAAATTGTAAGTATTCGTTATCGTCGCATTCGCCGAATTCGTGAATGTAGCATAATTTGTTGCCACCAGGTCATTAGTAAAAGTAGCGTTGTTTGTGACTGTACCGTAATTATTGAAATAACCGGTGGTTGTAAACGTACCGCTATTTATGAATATTCCAGTACTGTCGACCGAAACACCAGAGCTAGCCGTAACCGTACCGGTATTTTCAAACGTACCATCGACAGTAAAAATCGATGGACTCTCAAGAATTAATGTTCCATTGTTAGTCAATGTTTGTGTTTCTGGGATTATTAATGTAAAATCGACAGGAAGTGTTAGGCCGGTGGTTGATGAAATAGTTTGATCACCATTTAGAGTATATGTCGTATCAACAACTAACGTAGCATAGTCAGATAGGGGTACAAAATTTGTAGTTTTTCCGTTATCGATGTACGAACCATCGATCGTGAATGTGTATCCTAAGGTGTTGGTAACAGTACCGTTATTCGTTATCGCGCCACTGAGATTGATCGTAATAATGTGATTATTTGTAAGAGTACCCTTACTACCTATCACAATGCCGCCACTGTTGGTGAGTGTACCCGTAGCGCTATTCGTAAAAGTGCCGCTGTTGGTTATTGACGCGGCCAGGTTATTCGTAATAGTATAATTATTCGTGATAGTACCTGAGATATTTGATATCGTACCACCCGTGTTGTTCGTGATAAAATGATTATTCACAATACTACCTGGGCTGGTAAGCGCAATAGAACCACTATTAGTTAACGTACCCGTAGAGCTAATCGTAATAGTTCCACGAATGTTTACTACACCTCCAGCGATATTCGTGAACACATTATTATTCACAAAAGTACTATTGACAGTGTTCGTAATAGTACCGCGATTCGTAATAGTGCCGGTAGAGCTAATCGTAATTGCTCCACTGTTCGTCACCGTACCACTTACGCTATTCGTGAACAGAACCGTCGTAACAAACGTACCGGTTGATGCAATTGTGAACGTACCGTTATTCGTCATTGCATCGTTATCAATTGTGCCCTGGCATATAATTGTACCGTTATTCGTGAGTAACAGTCCGGTAGGAATCTTGAGCGTAATTCCAGCCGGGATAGTTAGTGCATACCCTACTGGGATAATGGTTGTAGCATTCAAGGTGTATACTCCCGGTGAAGTTATATGGGCAATATCTGCTAGACGTATAGCAGGAGGTGGTGGAAGAGGACCTACGTATCCGCCAATCGTTTTAGGGCGATTGATCTTCAGGTGAGGAGGCGTGCCAGCTGGAATCTGGTACTTGACGAATGGGCGCTTCGGGTTAACTCCCAGATCGTTACCGTGATGCTTCTCGACATACGGGATATTCTTGAGTGCAGCACCAGCCTTGTAGTTGGGGTTACCTCCAACTGCTCCCAACTCCTTACCCGGTGCCAGATCTCCCTTGAGAGCATACTGACCGCCAGCCTGCGATGGTCGGTTGGGTACGTATGCAAACGCATTCTTGGCTTTGATATCGTGAATAGCTGGGCGAGTCACACACGCTGGCGATCCAGTATTACGAATGGTATTATCAACAAACTTCGGAGGAGTGACTTCCGTGAGTTCGTGCTGCTGGCCTAGAGACGCCTTACATCCCTGCTCACGACGGAGATAATCGCCAGCTGACTGAGGTACTGGAGCAGATACCAGAACGAAGTTGGATTTCTGGAGGAGGCGAGTAGGAGGTAGACCAGCCTGAGCAAGTCCACCGATGGCCTGAGATCCTGAGAAAGCCGTAAATTCTGAAGCTGAACCTACGCGCCGACCAGCACCGCCTTCCTTGAAGTACGACTGAGCCGCATGAAGACCACCCTGTGCGAAATCAGTCTTTGACTTAGTGATTGATCCCTTGACCGACCCGTTATTCAGAGCAAAAACAGTAGACGCCGCAAGCCGACGAGCATTGGTAATTTCAGAGGCCGTACGAACTGGTTTGGTGTTAAGGATCTTTACGCGATCAGCCTTCTTGCTGCGTAGGAACTCAGTGTACGACATTCCCTTCGGCTTGAACGTTCCCGGAATCGTGGGACGAGCAACCATGAATACCGTAGGCGAAGAAGGGTTCGATAAAGATGGGAATCCAACCGTTACGGCAAGCAGACGTACACCATACGTCGTGCTATCAACAATAGGTCCCAATCCATCAGACGTCATCTTGATAACTGCCGTTCCGTTTGGTGTCCGCGTTGTTGCCCAACTTAGACCGCTATCGGTCGAGTAGTATACTGCCGTAACTGGGCTTCCACCATCTGAAAGAATCGTGTAGCGCACAGTGAGAGTTCCCTCAGTTCCAGCCCAAGAGGAAACGATAGGCGCACTTGGTCGAATAGCCATATCGCCCGGAGTCATCTCAACAAATTCCGATGGTGTGTTGGTCGGATCTGGGAATGCGCTAGTGGTAGCCATAAGCCGAACACGATACGTAACACCGTTGGTTAGAAGAGTCATGGTATCGCCGGATAAGGCAAAAATCGTTGCTACATTAGACGTTTCAATAGATTCACGATTGATAGTTTCACTCTCATTCAAGTTTCCTATCGGCAGAACAGCCCAGTCTCCTCCATCGTTGGTAGAATACCATAATTTTGTGTAGTAACTACCACCATTTGTTCCCAACTTGTACTTCACAGTTAGAAACGTATCGCCTGGTGACCAGCTGGTAATAAACGGCGGAGTTGGGGACACAGGCGCGCCTCCATTAGGAGTCATCGGTACAACTTCTGATGGCGTATTCACAGCTGGATCAAAGTAGTCTGTTGTAATTGCCACAAGACGAACATTGTATACCTGACCATTGACTAAAGGATTACCATAAGAATCGGTTGTCATGATGAACGAACCAGAAGGTATCCCAGTATCATTCCATGCCAAGCCATCAGTAGAATACAGAATGGCGGCAAGAGTACCGCTACCTGCTGAATCAAGTGAATAAACTACCTCTAGCTGTCCATCTCCGGGAGTATATGTGTTAATCACAGGGGCATTTGGAGGAACTGAATTATCGGTGGTCGGAGTTACAGGCACGTCAGTCGACCAAGGATTCACAGCCGGATCTGAGAAATCAGTAGTTAACTGAACAAGATTAAAGACATAATTGTTTAGATTTATTAGCGGGTCACCTGCAGAGTCAGTAGCGATTACTGCAGTCCCTGAAATATTACCAGTCGAGAGCCAGGTAACACCCTGATCGGTAGTGTACTGAACATCCGTGACAGGGCTTCCGCCGTCAGAACCTAACGTATAATCAATCTGAACCTTACCATCTTTGGCATTTACTAATCCGATAGAAGGAGCACCGGGCGCTACAGATGTAGCACTTGTTGTTATAGGCAAAATAACGGAACCGAGATTAGATGTCGACGGGAATGCATCCGTCACAGCTACAAGTCTTACATAGTACCCTGGGTCACCATTTGTCAGTGGAGTCGTTCCGTCGGCAGATATCGCACTGATTACAGCCGTACCGAATGGGAATAACTCTCCGGTAGTATACCAAGTATCACCACCGTCTGTGGAGTAAAGTACATCTGTGACTGCACTTCCGCCATCCGATGGTATAGTATAAACTAGAGTAAACGTCGCATCTCCAATTGCTACTTTGGAAATTTGTGGTGCGTTGGGTGCAGTTGGTGGGGAATCTCCAGCGAGTGGCGTTGCCGGTGTTGCGTCATTTGGAATGGGGTTGGCGGTATAGTCTGGATATGCGAGAGTAACTGCAACTAATAGAATGTAATATGTCGTACCGTTCTCTAGAGCTGGTCCGCTTGACTGTGTTTTTGTCGTAAAAAATCCAGTGGTATCGCCTGAATCAGCCCAAGATTTTCCGCCGTCCGTTGAGTACAGTATTTTCGTAAGCGGACTTCCTCCAGTAAAATCTAGAGAGTAAGTTATTTCCAAACTTGCGTCACCAGCAGATACTTCAAAGTTTACTACCGATGGGGGTATGGTGCCGGTAGAAGGAGTCATACCAATTGCGGGAGTAGACGGGGGATTTGCCATCTCATCTCTAAAATCAGCCGTAATAGCAACTAGCTGAACTTGGTATGTAGTACCATTGTCAAGCGGCGTTGATCCATCCGTTGATAAGGCAGAAATTACCGCATTTCCTTTGGTTGAACCGGTATCGTACCACGTAGTACCGTTATCGGTAGAATAGTAAACATTCGTAACTGGGCTACCTCCGTTAGACCCTAATTCGTACGATACAGTCAACATCTGATCACCTGCAGTCCATGGTCCGATTGTAGGTGCATCAGGCGCTACTGGAGTAGCAACCGGCTTCATATCTACGCGAGTTGAAGGGAAATTTATGTTAGGATCCGGAAAGGGGTAATCGATCGTCGTTACTAGCAAACGAACCTGGTACGCGGTACCATTGACAAGAGGACCTGTCATTTCTGATGTAGTTAGGATTTGAACTATGCCTGACGTTGCACCTGAGTCTGTCCAATTCTTCCCGTCATCCGTGCTGTAGTATACCGTAATAAAGTCGCTGCCTCCATTTGAGCCCAGATCGTAGATTATATTGAGTTGAGCGTCGCCTGGTTCATACCCGGTAATGTTCGGGCTGTCAGCAGGTACTGACGCCAGTGCTGGAGTGACAACGGCGGTTTTCGTTAATGAATTATTTTCCGGCAAGGTCTCAACTGCATTCACTGCCACAATTTGAAAAACAAGCGGCTGATCATTGGGAATGGGAGTCACACCATCAGATAGGGTTGTAATGGTAGCATTGCCATCTACTGGACCCTCTAATTCGGCAAACGTTACACCATTATCTGTGGTGTAGTAAATTGCGGTAACGGCGCTTCCACCATTATCGCCCAGAGTATATTCTACCATAACCGCACCATCTGCTGGCGCAGTTGATAATAGGATTGGAGAACTGGGCATGACTGGCGCTGCAACTGGCTTAAAAAATCCGTAGGGTGATCGTAGAGTATCTGGAGCCAGAGGATAGTCGTCCGAAACTCCAAGGAGCTGAATGGTATACCCCGTATCATTCACTAAATCCGTGACGCCATCAGACTCCTTCGTGATTGTCACTGGACCACCTGTAGCGCCAAGAGATAAAAAATCTTTACCGTTGGTGGCATACAGAACATCGGTAAATGGACTTCCATTGAGAAGAGAGAAGTCAATTGTGACTGACGCATCTCCTGGAGTCAATTGGAAAATATTGGGAGCGTCAAGTACGACCGCCATTTGTATTATATGTATAAACCATTTTATTACAGCAGATCAACATGTGACAGTACATGTCGCCGGCAGCACTGCTTCGTAATATGAACATCGTCTAGAGCACGACCTTCGGCTGTCTTCACAGTTGTCGCCGTCAAGTACTCCATCTCGTCGGGCTTACCCTCTGCTCGGCGGTACTCCTTGACCTTCTTCAAATACTCAATGTAGCGATTGGATAGCCATGGATTGTTGCATGTCCAGCAGCGAATAGGGATCAACATCTTTGTTATTCCTATCCTTAGTTTCTGTATATTCGTTTTCTGTACAATGAATAAGGATGTCGCCAGATTCAATGTTGGCACTCGCCATTATGGGCGTACTAATTGTTGTGATTGTAGCTCGTCAGTTCTCAGTAGCGTTACTTGAAGTGATGATGTCGTCACGATCAGGATCAACGGTTGTGTTGCTCTTGGCCGTAGTTGGACTCTTCTATAAAAACTATTTCTACAGTGCGTTAGCTCTATCTGTACTATCAGTATTCCTACTGAAAGATCTGTGGCAGAAGTACCCCATCGCAGACGCTCGTCGCCTGCATCAGGAGGTACAGCGTGATCTAGCTCGTTTTGATCCGAATACGAGTGTAGATTTACAGTGGGGAAATGGAGCGGTAAAGCACGATAGCCCTTCACTATACGTTCAGCCGCAGAGCCCTACCCTACTCGTATTTCCACCCAGCGCGGAACTGCTTCATTCCATGTGCGGTTAATCACCAAATGATCTTGAGTTCCATAGCGCTCCAGTACTCAGAAATACCTGAAGGAAGCCGGCGATGAATAATGAATGGCAGAACACCTTCCTGGACTTCTCGTTCAGCTACATTCCAAACAAATCGAGGATCAGATGTCAACATTCCATCCAAAGATATCAGAGGGCGCGCACCATCTGCTATCTGCTGGGCACGAGTGGCTACTAAGCAAGTATACTCATACTTCGTATAATACGCTTCGGTTACGCGCTCCGTCTTCAAAGTTTCAGCAACCTTGTCGCGCTGGACAGATTGAACTTCAGGGTGCAGAACACGGGACTCAAAGCGTAGTTCTTCCATTGTATGACTGATCTATCTTTCTTTATACACTTTCCATTTTAATCGGACATGCTTTACTATACCAATGGAACTCCTAGATGTATTTGGCAATGATCTTACGGTCGTTAATGCTGCGCGTGTATCGTTTGCTAAGGAGTCTACTGAATTTTCTGGAGCAGACGAGAAGCTTGTCAAGTATCTAGCCAAACACAATCACGTATCACCTTTCTTTCATCCCCAGCTCCGATTTCGATTCAAGATGCCGATTTTTGTAGCTCGCGAATGGTACCGTCACCAGATTGGGTTTGCTCGTAACGAGGTATCGCGCCGGTATGTGGATACTACGCCACAGTGCTGGATTCCAAGCCCAGAACAGATCCGGGAGCGCGATCCGAAGCTGAAGCAGGGAAGCAAACCTACTGAAGTGGATAATGCACAGATGGTTCATCAAATGATTAAGACCCATACAGAAGTCAATGTGATGCTGTATGAGGATTTGCTTTCCAAGGGTGTAGCTCCTGAAATTGCCAGGTGTGTGCTACCCCAAAGTATGCTGACCGAGTTTATTGAGACGGGAAGTTTGGCGGCGTATGCTCGGCTCTACAATCTCCGAACTGACCCTACCGCTCAGCGTGAGATCCGCAATTACGCAGAAATGATCGGCGAGATCATTGAACCACTATTCCCAGTTTCGTGGAAGGCACTCACTTCCGCTTCTGAGTAGTTAACTTACCCTTCTTCCCACACCGTAATTTCTTCAAGGTACGACCACGAGGAAAAAGGATGGTGCGAGTGCAAATTGCAATCGCCGCTCCTTCCTTTGACTTTGCGTACTTCTTATTCAGTTTAACAGTACGTCGTACGGCTTTTACGCACTTACAGAACTTGTCTTTCTGAGTCGCCATTATAAAGTAGCGCGAGAAGGTTGTTTCCACATCCGATCACAGTTACAGCACTGGTACAGCCAAATCAGACGCTTTTCATCGATCTTCATTCCAACAACATTCCACTTCTCTCCAGACTTAGAAGGACAATCTTCATTGGAGCAAGCGATATTATCGAAATGGGGTAGAGTCAGATCGTGCTTGATATTCGGGTTCATGCTCAACCGAGTCGTCTTATCTTCGCGAAGAATGTGCTCGTAGACTAGCGGATTCTTCTTATCGATCGGATTGGTGTAGCCACAGCGAGAACATAGGCGGACAGCAGTCTTGGTACCATCGACGACTCGCTCATCGAAATCATTCAACAGACTCTTGCAAACGGGACAAAACTTATCCATCTTTACCTATACTTATTGTGCGTCTATAAATTCATTTTCAAGCTTAAACTCTTTCACGATTTTTTTGAACATAAGTTCCGTGAATAAATTGAATAGGTAATCGTGCGTATCAGCCCAAGTTTCACTTTGGCCGGTAAAGATTCGAGAATACTTGAACCGACATTCGCAAGTAATATGCGATGGCTTACACAAAACATTATAAGAATTTGTGTTCCAATCGGTAGGAATATAGAAATATCCTATATCCCGTTCAGTCTTCCCGTCATAAAGGTCATAAAGAACATTAATGGTCTTCATTTACTGAATTTATTGAGGTGCGTTTAAAACGGATCGTCCGCCAAAAAGTTGTCTGAGGTCAACATACGGAATGGCAGGCAAGGGATCTTTGCGCGAGTTTCTAGAGAACCATCAGTCTGACGGAAGTTGGACTCATACATCTCTAGCAGGCGGAAAGTACTTTATTGGCGAGGATGATATTCCGAAATTTTACGAACTTTACGTGGAAAGCATCATCGATCAGGAGAAGCAGTATCTAGTGGAGAAGTCCACTGAGATTGGTCCTCTGCGCATTGACTTTGACTTCATTTATAGCAAGGAAGTCGGTAAGCATCTACATACTCGCGAGCAAGTTTGCTCTTTCGTGAAGGCCTATATGGGTGAGATCAAGCAGTACCTTCAGCTACCGGAAACGGTGAAGCTGTACATCATGGAGAAGCGCCGGCCGACTCTAGATTCGAAGAAGAACGTCAGGAAGTCCGGTATCCATATTGTGGTGCCAGATATCTGTACTCATAAGTTCGTAGAGCAGCGTGTACGTCGTACACTTGTGAAAACTATGGACGACCACTTTCCCGGACTTCCTCTTACGGAGAGTTGGGAGAAGGTCTATGATGAGAGCGTCGTGAACCGGTCGTGTCCTTGGACTCTTTACGGATCTCGCAAGAATGATCCAAACTCTCTGCCGTATCTGGTATCCTATACAGTTGACTACTCAAATGGAGAAGTCAAGATCGTAACCGATCTTCCTCCGGTGGATATGACTCTCATGAAGACTTTGTCGCTTTGTCGCGACGAGAAGGATGAGACTCCGCTGACCGAGGAAGGTAAGAAGATCTATGCTGGCCTGAAAACTCAGCAGGAAGTTCGGATTTCTGGCGGAAGCGCGGCATTGCGCACTGGACGATCGACTCAACGTGGTGACAAGCCGGGGTCTCGTGGTTCGTCTCCCGACGGTCGTATTGTGATTCCACCACTCGATGCTGATCGCAAGCAGTATCTCAAGAATCATGTGATGAATTTGAACTTTGAGAGGGCTGATACGTACGATTCGTGGGTCAAGGTAGGTATCTGCCTCCATAACATCCACCCAGATCTGCTAGACGTTTTCCTGGACTTCAGTTCGCAAGATGATAAGAAGTACAACGAGGCAGACTGTATCAACAAGTGGAATTCTCTGACGTATCGTAATGACGGCGATCGTCTGGGCGATGGAAGTCTGCGTACGTGGTCTCGCGAGGATAACCGTGAAGGCTACGACGAAATTGAGTCTCAGAACGTAGACCGGCTCGTACTGGCAGCATGCTCACAGACTGAGCACGATATGGCTTGCGTCATTCATGCCAAGTTTCGTGATCTGTACAAGTGCTGTGACTTCGGCAAGAATGTCTGGTTCCGTTGGGTCGGACATGTTTGGCGCGAGACTGATCGTGGCGTAGATCTTCAGCTCAAGCTTTCCAAGCAGATTGCCAAGGTCTTCTTCGACAAGATGGACGAAAAAATGAAGGAGATGAAGGATCGTGGACTTGCTGAGTGTTCTTCCGAGGGCAAGATGGATTGTGGGTTCTGCGAGTACTGTCAGGTGGAGAAGCAACGTTCAGGTCTCAACACGATGTATCTCAAGCTTAAGACGACTCGGTTCAAGGACAATGTGATGCGCGAGTGTCGCGAGCTGTTCTTCGACGAGGAGTTCACGAAGAAGCTGGATTCCAATAAGGATCTGATTGCTTTCAATAACGGCGTTCTGGATCTGACGAACTTCGAGTTCCGCGACGGTAAGCCCGAAGATTACATATCGTTCTCTACTGGTATTGATTACGATCCGGCTCGTAATTATTACGATTACGAAACGTGGCCAGCGGTAGAAACGTTCATAAAACAGGTACTTCCAGACAAAGTTGTGCGCGAATACTTCCTGAAGCATCTAGCTACCAACATTGTGGGTGGCAATACTGCCCAGAAGTTCCATATCCTGACAGGATCTGGCTCGAACGGCAAGTCGATGATCATGAACTTGACGTCTACGGCTCTGGGCGATTATGCGTGCACTGTCCCGATCTCGCTGTTCACTCAGAAGCGCAAGGGATCGGGCAATGCAGCACCGGAAGTCATTCGGCTGAAGGGCAGGCGCTTCGTAACGATGCAGGAGCCTGACGAGTCTATTGCCCTGAATACGGGTTTGATGAAAGAAATTACGTCGGGCGAAAAAATGTACGCTCGCGACCTATTCAAGTCCGGTACGGAATTCGAAGTTCAGGCGAAGTTTCACTTGGCGTGTAACGATAAGCCAAAAATCAATACGACAGACGGCGGTACTTGGCGACGACTGGTGGTCATTAACTTCCTGTCGAAGTTCGTGCCGAATCCGGTAGCAAACAACGAGTTCCCGATGGACGAGAGTATTCAGTTTGCGGTACAGTCCAAGGAGTGGGCAACACCGTTCCTGAACTATCTGGTTTGGGTATTGAAAGACGGCAAGGGTCTGCGCAAACTACCTGCGCCTCAGGCTGTTCTGCAATATACTTCAGAGTACCGCGACGAGAATGACGGTATCTCTCGGTTCATGAACGAGAAGCTCATGGCGTTCCAGGAAGGCGATCAAGTGCAGCCTGTTGATAAGACGACACTCAAACGTGTGTTTAAGCAGTGGTTGGTTGATAATGATCTGAAGCTGTCTCCGGCAGATATGGAGAAGCGAGTTGAAACCACCTACGGAAAGTGGATGAAGGGAGGATGGACAACTTTCCGAATTGAAGGCTAAAAAGTACTCTAATTAGAGACCGTAATTAAGGATTCTAATGCTTGCGCGACTTTTTAGCTTTACGAACACGGCGGGTCGTCTTACGAGTTGAGCGGCGCTTTCCTCCACGAGTCTTACGACGACGTCCGCCAGTTGCCGTGTAACCTGGCGTCTCTGGCGCAACGCCAGGAGGAGTCAGGTCGTCCTTCTTCAAACCTACGGCCTTTGATGCGGAATCAAACGCGCCTGATACTGCATCAGTGAGTCCGCTAAACATTCCCTTCTGTTCCTGAGGTGGTGCTGGAGCGGCCATTTACTTTAGGTTAAGAATTTACCGGCGGCCGCCAGAGATGGGTGAGTACGTGCGGATGTACGGTAGCGTCAGGTAGACAACGACGATGGCGATCGCGAAGTTGACCGTGGCGCTGAGGGCATCGCCAAGCGCGAGCTTGACGGGGCCAACCTGGACTGACCACTTCTCTAGACCGGCCTGGGCGCCGGGGAATAGGCCGCCGACGACTGGGGCAACGAGGTCACGGGAGATCGCCGTGAAAAACTGGCTCACCGCCGAGCCGAGGAAAATCGCAACAGCGAAGGTCATAACAGTCATTTCGCTCATTTTTATAATTCAGTGTAGATTCTTTTTGCGGTAAAGAGTAGTTATGGGCTACAATACATTGTATTGGGGTCCGAGTGGCTGGCAATTATTCCACTTAATAGCCTTCTTGAGTCCGAATCCGCAACAGATCCTGCTGGAGATGAAAGAGATCCTGCCGTGCAAATTCTGCCGCGCATCCACGAAGGATTTCGTGGCACAGCACCCCTTGAAGGGTGACGCAGGGAAGTGGCTGTACGAGATTCACAACATGGTGAACCATAAGTTGAGGTCGCAGTGTGCAGACAATCCCGAAGTCCAAAATCCAGGACCTAACCCGTCGTTCGAGGAAGTGAAAGCAAGGTATCTTGCTATGAAACCTACCCAAGTTCCTGGACGCGATTTCTTATTCACCGTGGCAGCCAATTACCCCGAAGATCCGGCGCCAGAAGATATGGCTCGACAGCGCGAGTTCATTGAGAATTTGGCCGATGTGTACCCGTTCGAATCGCTGAGAAAAACGTTCAAATCATACCTAGTATCTCATCGTCCAGTAGGGCTGGACAGTAAGAAACAGTATCAGAAGTGGATGTATGGGTTATTATCTGCTCTTTCCCGAACTGCTAAATCAGACCTCCCAACGTACCGTGGGTTCGTGGCCCGAGTAAACTTTCACGCGAGCGGATGTGATAAAGCGTCTTACCGCGGAGTCACGTGCCGTCGGACCAAGCAAGGATTCAGAACTAAAAATCGGGATAAACTGAGGACGCATCGTGTAGTGGTAAAGAGTTTACTTTGATTTTGACGTTAGAGCTTCAACAGCTCGAACATGTTTCTTGCCGAACGGTTCACCCTTCTTCTCCTTCTTAGTCTTCTTTGATTCACGACGAGTTTTTGGTTCATCCATTCTTGGTTTGAAATGTGTTTAATTTTATTATTTGATTTCGTTTTTTATGACAATGGAACTTTGGTATTCTCTTGTCATAGGAAGTGTGATTTTTGCTTACATTCATCTTTTCAATTATAATGCCAAGACGTATCTTGAATCCCAGTCTGGGGGCTCAAAATACACCCACCGGGAGTCGAACCCGGGTCACAACATTGGAAGTGTCGCATTCTACCGCTGAACTATAGGTGTGGTTGCGAGATGCCGGAATCGAACCGGCTCTGTCTAAAAACGGGGGCTCTTAAGGCCCCTGGAATCCCATTATCCGAATCTCGCGATTGTACTAGTTAGTAATTGTTTAAACTTGTTTATTCAATAGTCTACGCCGTTCATTATACATACGCAATCCGGCACTTATTTTTGCCTTTGTTTCTTCCGTAGGTGGTCTCTTACCTGATCCAACCCGGCCTTCTTCCTTTGCTTTTTTCCATTTATCAGAGTTTATAGTTCTTTGTCTTGCTAATTCTTTTGTACCTTCTTTTTTGTAGAAAGATTTAACTCTGTTTGAATTAGCTTTCCTGTTTTCTGGGTCTTTAAAATATTGACTTATGCGAATTCTTATTAATTCTTTTGTTTCGTCCGAATGTTTCTTACCAATAAAGCCACCTCCTTCTCCTCCCTTTGTTATATTATAGCCATTCGGAGTTATCGTATTAAACTTCTTGATATATTCCCTTTCGTAATAAGACGCGTCCTCATCGAAGCATATTATTAATACTTCAAACCTGAAGTTATTAATACCGTGTTTATTTACAGCATCCCGTAATGCTGGACATCCTATGTTATTCGATATATTCCGTTGATGTTCTTTCCAACGAGTATATGGACACTTTTCTAGAGTTTTACCAATATACATTTTACCGGTAATTGTGTTTAGTATCCGGTAAATAGCCCCCATAGTTATGAGAAACACCCTAATATACACTAAATATTTCCATTTTTTAGAGCTTAAATCGTTTCTTGTAATCGGCAATTGAGGCACGCAGAGTCGGTTTATTCCACAGAACCCATTTGGCAAGAGCACCAGGCGTATCGGGTTTCTGCCAACTCTCACCCATTCCCGAATGACGTTTCAGGTATCGTAACTTACGTGTCTTATCTCGGTGCTTGGTGTAATCAGACATACCTTTGGCACCAAATGGTACAACTTTCTGGTGGCCGTCAGGGTAGATAAAGGTTGCATCCAACTTCTTTTCAGCCTTGTGCGAAGGCTTAATAGATTTCAAACGTAAACGCCGAGTTTTCCCTGCCATTATTCTTTCAACCGAAATTGTAATGGAAGACTGGTATTCAGCTATTCGAATCTTGCGCGAGGAAAGTGATGATCCTTCCCTCGTAAAAGATTTTTGCTATCGTATTTTCCAGGACTTGAAACGAATCAAAATCAAAGACCGCAAGAAGTTCGCTCAGCGTCTAGGACCGGATTTTGAGGGATGGACGGACTTACTTGAACTTGATTTTCCGAAACCGTTAGTTCGCGAGATCTTACACGATGACGATTTCTGGAAACTTACCCTAAAAGTTTCCAAGTTTTAGTGACTGCATACTGGGCAGACATGTAACTTGGTTCCACATGTCGGGCAAGTGAATTTGGGTTCAGGTGTTAGTTCGGGTGCAGGTGCTGGGGCCGGTGCTGGTTCAGGTGCTGGCGCAGGTGCCGGTTCGGGAGCTGGGGCTGGGGCTGGAGCAGGTACTGGTTCGGGAGCAGGTGTCTCTTTAGCTTTAACAAGAGCAGCTGAAACCTGTATTTTAGCAGGAGGAGGTGCCTTGATGGCAATTTTCTGACCGAACGGATGAAACTTATCGGCCATTTGCCTTGTCTGGATATTTTATCTGAAAAATGGAACAGTCTAAAGACAATACTCTACTTACTACAAGAATGGGGGACGTTATCATCGGTGTCCAGTTTGGAATTGCAAACCCCGATGAAATCGCCAAGCGCAGTGTAGTCCAGGTGATTACCGACAAGACATATCAGGCAAGTCAGCCAGTACCCGGAGGCGTGTTTGACTCGCGTTTCGGTGTGATTGAAAATGGCAAGATTTGCCCGACCTGTAAGCAGAATAATATCCTGTGTCCCGGTCATTTCGGGCACATTACACTGGCTCGTCCAGTCTACCTCTACCAGTTCATTGATCCGATCATGAAGGTTCTGCAGGTAGTATGTCTGAACTGCTCGAATCCTTATCTACCAGATGAGGAGCTCGAAGCATTCGGCAAACTCAAGGGCATGGACCGGTTCAACTCGATTCGCGAGCGAACGGCAGATTACAAGAAGTCGGATCTCAAGGAAACGTCGGCATGTACTCATTGCGGCTCACCAGCTATCGCCAAGATCTCCAAGAAGGAGGGAACAGTAGCTAAGCTGGAGGCCAAGACGTACGATGATACTGCCGAGCCGATTCCTCTACACCCAGAAATGGTTCTTCGTACGTTTCAGCGCATTACGGCCAAGCACGTAGATCTCATTGGATTCAATTCCAAGTTCAGTCGTCCAGACTGGATGATCTGTACGGTTCTCGCTGTACCGCCGCTGACGGTACGCCCATCAGTCATCATGGATGATAACCAGCGTATGGAAGATGATCTGACACACGTTCTCATTAACATTGTGCGCAATAACCAGCGTCTGCAGGATAAGATCGATAAGGGTGATTCAGCAGAGATGATTGATAAGTATACCGATCTTCTACAGTTTGACGTAGCGTCTTACGTTGATAATGATATCAAGGGTCTACCTCCTGCACAGCAGCGATCTGGTCGCCCCCTGAAAACTCTGAAGTCTCGTCTGGGCGCCAAGACTGGTCGTGTTCGTGGTAACCTTATGGGTAAGCGCGTCGACTTCTCTGCTCGTTCGGTCATTACGCCCGATGCCAACATTGATGTAGATGAGCTAGGTGTACCTGAGGAAATTGCACGGAACTTGACGTTTCCTGAGATCGTGACGGCATACAACCGCGATCGTCTGATGACGTATGTTCGTAACGGTCCTTCGCGGTACCCTGGCGCCAAGTCGGTGTACATCAAGCACGATAACCGGCCAATTAACTTGAAGTTCATTAACCCGGAAACGGTTGATCTAAAGCCCGGAGATATTGTGCATCGTCATCTGATTGATGGTGATGTCGTGCTCTTTAACCGTCAGCCTTCGCTACACAAGGCTTCAATGGAGTGCCATCGCGTGCGTGTGCTACCCTTCTCTACCTTCCGTCTCAACGTTAGTGCCACCAAGCCTTACAATGCTGATTTTGATGGTGATGAGATGAACATGCACGTGCCGCAGAGCATTGCTTCGGCCACCGAGCTGAAGTATCTCGCAACGGTACTTCGCCAGATCATTTCACCGCGTACTAGCTCGCCAATTATCCAGATTATTCAGGATACTCTTACGGGTTCATACCGTGTATCGCAGGATACTGTGGAAGTGCCGGAGCATATTGCGATGAATATCATGGCTCGTATGAAAAAGCCTCTGTCATCGTACCGCCGCAAGGATCGGATGATTACCGGCAAGGAGATGATGTCTACGACATTCCCTTTGATGAATCTATCTGGTCAAGCGACAGTTGTGGACGGTGTGCTGACCAAGGGTATTATGGGTAAGGGAGCATACGGTGCCGCGTCGGCAGGTGCTATTCACGTCATCTTCAACGATTTCGGTCCTCAGCGTGCCGGCCAGTTCATTAACGATATCCAGAACATTGTCACAAAGTACAATTTGTTCTCTGGTTTCTCGGTAGGTCCTTCGGATCTTATCGTCAACGCTGAGACAGACGAGTTCGTGAAGAAGACGATTGCTGATTGCAAGCAGAAGGTTGCGGATATCATGTCTTCCGTCCATTCGGGGACGTTCACGAACGCCGATGGTCGTGATAACGGTGAGGAGTTGGAGAACCGTATCGTAAAGGTTATTGGCGAGACGACTGGAACTGTTTATGCTCGCGTGATGTCCACGCTTGATAAAGATAACCGAATGTCGCAGATGGTAAAGTCTGGCGCCAAGGGTTCTGATTTGAATATTGGTCAGATGATGGCACTTCTGTCTCAGCAGAACGTAGCTGGTAAGCGTATTCAGTATACGTTACAAGATCGTACCCTGCCTCATTTCAGCAGGTATGATGATGGTCTGGAATCCCGTGGGTTCGTAGAGTCTAGCTTTATTGGCGGTGTCCGACCTGCAGAGTTCTTCTTCCACGCTATGGGTGGCCGCGAAGGTCTCATTGATACAGCCGTCAAGACGTCAGATTCAGGTTATATCCAGCGCCGACTCGTGAAGACTATGGAAGATATTCACGTAGAGTATGACGGAACGGTACGTAACGTGAACGGCGCCATCGTCCAGTTTCATTACGGCGGTGATGGGATTGATGCTACGTGCGTAGAGAAGCAGGAGTGCCTGCTTGCTCAGATGACGCTGGAACAGATCTTCCGCGACTTCGCGATTTCCGCTGACGATATTCGGGCTGTCGTGAAGGGTGATGTCCAGGAGTTCCACGATATGGTCGATCAGATCATCGAGGATCGCGATATGCTTGTGCGTAACGTGTTCCGGTACAAGCGTGGAGATACGGTAGTTACGCCAGTCCATTTCGGTCGTATCGTGGACAAGTACCAGAACAACTATTCAGTCAAGACTGATCTGACGCCAGTGTATGTCGTAGACGAACTCACCAAGTTCTGCTCTGAGTCATGGATCTCGCACAACAAGGTGTTCCATATCATGCTCCGCTTCCACTTTGCCCCCAAGAAGTCTATTCTCAAGATGCGACTCACAAAGGCACTGTTTGACGAGATGCTGAAGGACATTCATTTCCGGTACATGAAGTCCCGCGTCCATCCTGGCGAGATGGTAGGTACTCTAGCAGCCCAGTCGGTAGGTGAGCCAACAACTCAGCTCACTTTGAATACTTTCCACTCTGCAGGTACTGCGAATGCGAACGCTACGGCAGGAGTTCCTCGTATTATGGAGCTTCTTGGCGCATCTCAGAATCCCAAGACTCCGGTGAACACTATTTATCTCGACGCATCTATTGCTGGATCACAGGATTCGGCGCTGATGAAGAAGCGCGAGATTCAGAAGACGACTCTGCGCGATATCACGAAGTCAGTGCGCATCTACTATGATCCCAACCCGCTGTCCGACAACACGGCAGTGCAGGAAGATCGCGATATTCTGCAGTCGTACCAGAAGTTCTCGGTAACGAACGGTCAGTTGTGTACATCTCCTTGGGTCGTACGCCTGGAGTTTGATAATATGGAGATGGTTTCGCGTAACGTTATTGATATGACGATGATCGCAGCAAAGATCCAGAATAACCGTGTCCTGAAAGTATTTGACTGCATTCATTCAGATACGAATGCCCCAGGTAAGCTGGTGATGCGTATCGTGTTTGCCGGAGATGTGGTGAAGAACGTTCTGGCTCTGCGATTCATTGAGGAGAAGTTGCTAGATACGGTTCTGCGTGGAATTGACGGTATTGGGCGCGTATACCCTCGTGAAGTCAAGGACGAGCTGACTTGGGACGAGAAGACTGGTGGGTACTCTGCGACTGCCCAGTGGGTACTGGATGTAGAAGGCACGAATCTATTGGATCTGTCTACCGTTTCAGGAGTTGATCCTTACCGTTCGTTCTCCAACGATATCCACGAGATCAAGAATGTGTTTGGAATTGAGGCGGCACGTATTGCTCTGTTCCGCGAGTTCACCGAAGTCTTTACGCGTGAGCCAGTTAACTACCATCATCTGATTACGCTGGTAGATGCCATGACGTACCCTGGATTCTTCCTGAAGGCTGATCGTACGGGCATGACGCGTAATACGGAGAACGGTGTCTTGGCGAAGTCCTCGTTCGAGGAGACGGCCAAGCATCTATTCAATGCTGCGCTGATGGGTGAGACGGACAATATGCGCGGTGTTTCAGCCAATATCATGTTTGGGCAGAAGCCACCTTGCGGTACGGGTTTCGTGGATATCCTGGTGGATGAGACCAAGTTGCCGGAAGGAACGGAGGAAGATCATGCGATCTTCGAGGAGGAGCGCAGGGCAGTGAATGCTCTCATTGAGCGCGAAAGCGAGAAGGAGAGTTCTATATCAATGTCCGATGTCATGATGTCATTCGACTAAGAGATATGAACCCAACGTAACTTAAAAATAAAGATGAATAATCTTTTTCATTTACTTGTATTTTGATATGACATAGAAATGGAAGATAGATATGATTCTGTAGTCACAGCTGTCATATCTGCCTTTAAAAGTCGGGCCGATTTTGGGTTTAAGAAGTACGGCACAAATCTTGATCGTAAGGATCTGAAACCTCTAGAATGGATTCAGCATACTCAAGAAGAGCTTATGGATGCTATTCTATATTTGGAGAAGATGAAGCAGGAACTTTCTTAGTTGGAGTACGCTAGACCGCCCATGCCCGACATGACGCGGAGGATGTTGTAGTTCACGGCGTAGACACGGACATCCCACGGGCGCTCGGGTGAGATATCAATGTTATCGTTCTTCCAGGTGCGATCATATCCACCAACATTGAGTACGATCGTGGCCGTATCAATGCGCGAGAAGTTGCACGTTCCGGAAGGCTGGTGCTCCTCAGGCTTCAGGGCAAACGAGTACATGTACATGCCAGGGTTCTGGAACTCGTTCTCAGTACGAGCAGGCTGGTCGGTCCCACTTGAACCAGAGCGTGATCCAATAGGGTTAGAAGAACCAGTGTGGTGCTGGTAAGGCTGGACCTTATTGTAGTAGTCACCATAGCGGCGATCTAGACGGTCCTGGCCGTTGATCTGGAGCCACTGCTCGTAGACAGGATCCCAGTCGTACGTGAACGGCTGTAGACGGCTGAGCTCCATTGATGCAGCCAGGTTGCAGTCCGTGTACTCTGAAGGCTGGACAACCCATACAAGCTCCTTCACGGGGTGATTGAAGGTCAGGTCAATGCGGTTATTGGCCGACGTAATACCCTTATCCTCGTTGTACTGCGTCTGCTCAATGAGGTACTCGTGGGAGTTCTGCGCCATACGACGACGCTCCTCCGTATCGAGGTAGATGTAGTCAATGTACACCGCCGCCTGGATAGGATCCTTCGGGAAAGAATTCTTGTCCGTAAAATTGCCGGCAATGAACTTGATATCGTTCCACTGGATATTGATCTTGACCTCGTGGTACTGCAGAGCAATCAGCGGCAGAGCGGCACCAGGGTTGCGAGTGTAGAAGAATGAGAGAGGAATGTACTTGACATCTCCCTTGGTAGAGCGGCCATTCGCGCAGCTTGGGGGCTCACTGACGTTGTGCGTCGGCCACCATCCAGAGCCACCACCGACCATGCGCGATAGCTTCAGACCCGTGGCCGTATCGGAGCTCAGGCAGTCCCAGATGAACATCCACTCGCCGTAGAGACGATCAATGAGCTGTCCGCCAATATCCAGCTCAACGTACTTCAGCAGATTGTAGCCTAGACGGCCACCATCGTTATTGTAGAAGCCAGGCGCCAGCACGACCTCCAGGTACGTGGAGTACAGGAGATCAGCATGGCGACCGATGAGCGCCGAGTGCTTGACACCCCAAGCAGCCTGGCCGGTTAAGTTAATACGGAACGGCTCCATCGCGAAGTTCGTGTGGCGCTTAAACAGACCCTTCCAGAAGGTAATCTGGGGATTGCCGGAAAGGTATGCGTCCTGAGCACCGTAGGCGACAAGCTGTAGTAAACCGCCACCCATTTTGTATTTATATGTTAGCTATAATCTTTTTTGTCAAAACCCAACCGAGTATCGCATCTACTTGCGGAGACGACGAGTCTTGCGAGCAGTCTTGAGTCCGCGGCGGCGCGCACCCTCAGCAGGCGCTGACTCCGTATCAGACACTGACTCGGCCTCATCACCATCAGCGCCACCCTTCTTGCCCTTCGAGTACGTCTTCTTGGCCGCCATAATGACCTTCTTCAGGCCATCACCCTTCTTGTACTGACCACGGCTCTTCATCTGCTTCATCGTCTTCTTCACATGTGCAAGCCACTTGTTCGCCATTTTTATTTTAACGCAAGGAATTGTTTCGCGACTGTCGTATTAGACTTTGATGTCGTAAATCGGCGACGTCTTCCGCATCGGCTGGAAAGAAATTGACGGGTCTGGCATCACTGGAGTCTTGTACTTCTCTGGGACGATTGCACGCAAAGGTTCGGGTTTGAGAACTACACTATGCTCTTGGAACTCGCCAATATAGACTTCCATCGCACTATCCACTGAACCATAGTTCATCAAATTCCACTGGCATCCGTACGTCAGCAGAATCTGGGAATTCATATTCACCAAATCAGATCCTACATCAGGAACCACCATCGTAATGTTATCTCTGTTATGCTTGATGAGTTCAGCGCTATCGTTCGTCTGAGCGGCCTGAGTATACGTCAGGCGGCGTAAGTTAGATGTGCCCCATGAAAGATTCACTAGCTCTTCCATCAGTGTACCCTTCACTTCACCTCCTGAAATTACAATCAGCTTGGACTGAAGATTGCAAATAGGTTCAATCGCCAAGTTCTTGCGCTGGTACCCAAAGGTTGGTCCAAGCAGGTACTGGTGGCAAGATGTCTTCAGTGCTTCAGCACACGCATTCATGACATTATTGTTCGTCGTGTGGAACACCAAGCTCAGAACAAACGGATCTGATGAAACCGGGCAAGCAACTGAGTTGAAAGCGTTATTAGAAATAGCCACACAACATGCTCCAAACGGAACGGTATTGTAAGCGTAATCAATACCCAGCTTCTGGTTCTTGAGTCCTACAACTGGGCCTCCAGATCCATCATCGTAAATATCCAGCTCAACTACTCGGGGACCGGCTTTCACTAGCATAGGAATCACATTGTCTGAAATGTAATCGTAAATCTTTGCTCCCGGGAACAGAGAGTAAGCTGAAGACGCCATATAGTAATCGCATAGGCGATACGATGGTGTGGCGGGGCATCCTAGCGGCGCTAGAGCCATGACCGAGTTGTACGCGTTGAACGTAGGTTCGGCTTTAATCTGTGCCTGGACTTCAGACGGCGTAAGAGCCATATAAAGAACCAATCCTACCAGAAGGATGAGCACAATCGGAAATATCATAAGAAAGGAATATCCGTAAACCTCCATTATTAATTAGGGGCAGTAATAAACGCCATCGTAACTACGTAAATAATCAGTACAACGCCTGCAATCGCTGCTCCAAACTTAAACCATTTGAACCATGTCTCCTCCATTTATACTTTGAACAATAAACCTCGAAAACCTCTTACAACCTGATCTGGAATACGAGATTTCATTGGAGTTCCAACCAAACAACATAAGTGGAAATACAAGCAGTACATACCACACTCCGAATCTTCATACTGATGACGTGTCTTGTTATAGGTGACTTTCATTGGAGCCTTGTGGATTTTCGTAGCATCCCAAGTTTCCGACCATCGTTTCATTAACTGAACGACTTCTTTCTCAGGTTTCTGGGCATATGAATCAAAGTATGTGATCCGTGGAAACTCTAGTTCTGGACGAATATCACAGAACAGAGCTATCCAATGCTCACCTGGACCCGTGCTTTTATCGGTATTGAAAACAACTCCAATTTGCCTGAATCCTTTATTGTAGATTGACTTGATATCCAGAGAACACAACGAATTCACTAAACATTCACCAGTCTTGGATTTCTTGCCGAAATCTATCGGGACAGTTCCCACGTAATAGTATTCACTAAACACTTTCTTGTACTGCTTCTCTACCGCATCAATATCCAACGAAGACAGCCATTCTTCTGGGTTAGATTTCCACGAACCAGGAGCTTTAGGTTTAGAAAGCATAGATAAAACCATACATTCCGTCGACCTGTCGCACTTATCGTGTAATCGGCTCTGGATATTCTTCCATACCACATCTGGTTCGCCTCCCCGAACCGTTAACTTGGGGTTCTCTTTATTGAAAACCTGCCGTAGGTTTTCTACTTCGCGAGCATCGAAGTACATTATATTGAAAACGGATATTGTTCTATCTCAAGCTTAATCTGTAAAAAATGAACGACCTCAAGAACTGTATCAAGCAGTACCGCGAGATTGATGACGAGATTCGTGATCTGAATAAGCAAGTATATGAGAAGCGCGATGCTCGTAAGGTAGTAGAGCTAGAAATTGCGGATATTATTCGCGATCCACAGTTCAATTCTATCAAGAAGATCAAGCTGGAAGAGGACGGATCTACCATCTCATTCAAGCGCCCGAATGAATGGGTAAAGCCATGGTCTCTATCCCAAAAGGAGTTGAAGGAGCTTGCGACACAGTACTTTTCTGTAGCTGGACAGCTTAATGCTGAAGGGTTGGTCAAGTTCATTGTGGATACAAGGAAGCAGTCCCTAGTATCTACCGAGTTCAGCTTTGCCCGAACTGTACCTGGAGAGCAGGATGAATAAAGTCTCTGATAACAATAATGTCGTTGTTTGCTGGATTGAAAGATGCAGCTGCCAAAGCAGCACGAGATGCCGCAATGTCTCAAATTCCCGTACTTATTGAAGATTACAGCGAACAGCTGGATACGGCACTAGTTGCTGCATTAACGAAACTAAAAGAAGAGCATCCCGATAAGGCGAAGCTTTTTTTAGATCATTGGCGGCCAATTAATACGCATGTAGAGAACGTTCTTGCGTCTGGTGGTAAGCGTAAGCGTACTCGTCGCCATAAACGTCGTGCGCGTAAATAATCTGGAAGAAGTATAATGTTTGCCAATCTTTCTGGAAATCTCGAAGCTGCACGCCAGAAGGCAATGGCTAGTGCCGCAATGGCGCGTGAACATGCCACTGGTCTTGGTGCCATAGCCGCAAACCCGGCAAATATGCAGGCAATTCGTGCTCGTACTACCCAGAATCTGGGAACACTGCGGAATAATGCTGCCCTAGGATTAACGTCTGCCAAATCGTTCGCAGGCCAGCAGTTATCTAAACTAGCTCCAGCTGTAGATAATACACTAAGCAGCCTTAAAACTACGGTTCTAACTCTAGTTGGAAATATTCGCGATTCACCCACTTTACAGAGTGTTCTGGCCAAGTGGAACGAACTGGATGCGGCCGTTCGCGCACAGTTAAATAACGAGATTCAGGCGGCGAATGTACCTTACACTAAAGCTGGCCGAAAACGAACTCGCCGGCATAAACGCAAGGGGCGTAAATAAACCAAATGCAACAAGTTCTGTACAACCCATTCAATTCAAAAAATCGCTTGTTTACCCGATCGGATATTCAAGCGATTCTTTCTCGACACGGATGTGAATTTGATGTAACAAACACTGAGCTTTTCCAGAAAGCTATGGTGCATTCATCCTACGTAAAGAAGACAGAGTATACGTCTCCCACCGGAGAAGAAGCTCAGCTAGCTGAAAAGCCTAGAGAATGTCTTGGGCTCTTTGATGAATCGTATGAACGACTAGAACACTTAGGCGATTCAATTCTGGGTGCATGTGTATCTACCTACCTAATGAAACGGTTTCCCGAAGAGAACGAAGGGTTCATGACAGATTTGAAGAAGGAGATTGTGTGTAATGAAATGCTAGGTACACTAAGCCAGAAGATTGGTCTTGATAAGTTCTATATTATTTCACGGCATAATGAAGATGTATGTGCTGGACGAGCCAACTCCAAGAAACTAGGAGATATCCTAGAAGCGTTTATTGGAGCACTGTGGACTGATTCAGGCAATGATTTTAAAACGTTGTACTCATTTGTTATCTGCTTGGTTGAAACGTATATTGATATCCCTAGGATCTTGATGAATAACCGTAACTTCAAGGAACAGTTGCAGAAACTGTACCAGGCCAAGTTTCATCATACACCGGGGTATTCTACAATTTCAGCATCGACGAATATGTACACTATGGCAGCCGTAGATGAACGAGGTAACCATTTGGGAATCGGCACTGCTCCTACAAAGAAGCAGGCCGAACAGATGGCCGCTAAGGAAGCTATCTTACGGCTTTCGGGGAACGCGGCGAACAAGTAGTTCACGCTGAGTCCCAATTGGAGGAGTATCATCTCCTTCCTGAACACCCTCAATAGACCGCAGGGCTTCGGCTACACGCTGAGGCTGATCTGCAAACTGGATAAGAAGCTGTGTACGAATTTGATCGCGACGCAGAGGAGGACGAGACGTACGAACAGAACGAGAAAGACTTCCCTGACCTTCAAGCTTGAAATCGTCAACCGAGTTATCTCGCATGAACTTCAGAATATGTTCTGAGTTCTGCGTCTTTTTATCCTTAATTGCCTTGATCTGGACGCGCAGAGACCGTTCCTGATCGTCTAGCGTAACCCACTCCTTTAGAATCATGCGCACTTGTTCCGTCGAGTCTTCGGACATTTGGTTAACTTACGTCGCCTCGTTGAAAATCGCTTACCTGCAGCAGCAGGCGGATTTTCAGGTACACTCAACTCCGGAACGACAGAACTAATGGTTTCTCCGACCAGTGGAATGTTGGCTATTTGGCCCCTATAATGATCTACCTTACTTCCCATTTTTTCCAGCTTATTCATTGCTTTTAGTATAGGAGCTCCAATACCAGGAATAAAATTGATGATATGAACAGCTGCTTGAGCAAAATCGCCTTGAGCCATAGCAAGAGTAGCTCCAAACGCCGCAGCAATTCCAGTAAAAATCCCTACAATCGCAAACCCTATAGGCCCGCCTAAAGTTGTAGCGATACCGTTGACACCCGACACTCCAGTTTCAATAGCTCCATTTATTCCCAAAGATGCAAGTTCATATGGGCCTTCACCTACCATTTCTTTTACAAGTTCTGCAGGCTGTTCTGCCACCCAAAGAACATTTTCTGCTATTCCCGAAATTGGAGTTGGATCATTGCGTTTCAATAATTCGCCTGCACGTTTGGCTACTTCATTTGAGTAAGGAAACTCGCCTCCTCCTTTTTGTTTAAGACCTTGGTAAACTTGCCTTGCAGTTTCCTCATCAAAAATTGGTTTCTCATGTTTCTTATCGTAAAAGAAATGCTCCTGGATTTGTTTAGGAGACCGGAATTTGTGTTTCTTAAGGTACCGATACAGAGTGAGTAATTTCACAATCTGTTCAGTGTACGCTTTCTTTTTCAGCTGCTTATCAAGGTATTTTTGAACCTTGCGTTCATCTGATGTTAGTGGTTCTTCATAGACCCACACCATTATTTAATGCACACAAAACAATGGATGATAATACTGGTGTCGTTTCATGGAACTCACAATTAGAAAAAGTAATTTCAGATGAAGGTGAGAGATGTCTTTGTTACTCGTGGTTACACGACCGAGCGGAAAAACGCTACTCATCTTTGAGTACTCAAATTACTTTACCGTCAATTGTATTGGCCACTATTTCTGGATCAGCATCCATAGGCATTGGTCAGTTCATTACAGACCCTAAAATTGGAAACACGGTTATCGGCGTGTTTACATTGACAGTAGCTATTTTGACTACCGTATCCAGTTATTTTGCATGGGCAAAGAGATCGGAATCTCATCGTATTGCGGCAATATCGTACAAAAAGACGTACCGATTTATTCTTATTGAATTAGCTTTAGCCCGTTCTGAACGAATGGCCGCCAAAGATATGCTTAAAGTTGTACGTGACGAGGCTCAGCGCTTAGCTGAAATAAGTCCTCAAATTCCAGATCCTATCATTGAAGATTTCAAGAAAAAGTTTGGAGAAACTACTCCAGAAGTTACTAAACCCGAAATTACGAATGGACTAGACCCTATTTATGTATACCCGAGCGATCTAGAATCTCCATTAATGGGAGGAATTAAGGGAAAAATGTCTGAGGCTATGCTTGATCCAATGTATCGCAGTCCTCGTCCATCAGTCCTGATTCCAGGAGAAACTATTCTTAATATGAGACCTCTTGCGAATCCACTTAAAACTTCCACCGACGATCGCACTCAAGACACGTCACAAAAGTCGTCATCGGTTCATCCGCAGAGCGCGTCTGAAGCTGATAGTAGTCGCACTTAGCCT